TTGGTTCTAATTTATTTGTATTACTTAACTGTACTGTAGCAAAATATGCATATATTCCATTAGGAAACTCTGGAGTTTTGCAAAATCTTCCATTATGAATATCTAAATCTCCACTTTCATTATAGATATAATCTTCAATAAAAAATCCAGATTGATATGGATCATTAGGATTACTAAGATCTCCAGGTCTATTAACTACTTTATTTGTATTTACTGTATATCCACTATCTAAAATTTTAACTCCAGAATTTATATCATTTGGATCAGTATATCCAAAAGGTCCATATATTGGATTACCATCATAAGCCCAACCAATTATTGGCGAATGATCAGTTACTGATACAAATTCTCCCGTATTTACATCCTTGTCAAATTTTTCATTAAAATTTAATGCTAAATCTTGATCATACCCAATAATATTATATGAGAATTTATCTATATCACTATAATCTTCAGCATATACTGGAGCATCTAGATAAACATTTCCATATCTTTCTTTACTATTAACAGTTAAATTTCTAACACGACTTTCTAAATATCCTCCTTGACCTCTTGATTTTACATATACATTAGTATTTGCACTATTATATCCCATTCCTGAATTAATAATAACAATATCAACCAACTTTCCATTAGAAATTACTGGTCTAAGAATAGCACCACTTCCATCCCCCTCTATTTCTAATTCTGGAATTGAAAAATATTCTGAACCTTTATTAGTAACAGTAACTCTTGAAATTTTATTTTCAGTAACAAGAGCTTTTATCTCAGCATCTTTACCTGTTTGTATGATAACATCAGGATTTTCCTCATGATTTAAAATAGTTGATCCATAATCTGAACCTTTTTCGTAAAGATATGCACCAGTAATTTCTCCTGTAATTATTGGAGTAAAATTAAATGATCCTGTTACAGTTGATCCATAAGAAACATCTATATTTACTTTAATATCTGGATACTTAAATACCTGATATCCAGTACCTGTAGAATTTAAATCTACATACTTACCTCTATCATAATCATATGTTGATGTACCACCTACACCTGCATTTGCAAGTCTAAATGAATCATCATCAATTTTAATGACTTTATATGAATCTGTGGTAATTAAACCAGATATTGCAGTAGTTATTGGTGAATATTCAACTATCTCACCACTATTAAATCCATGATTTTCATAATTGATAGTATCAAAAGCGGTTGATATTCCTGATGGTTCTACTCTTAATTTTTTATGCTGATAACCAGAACCTGATTCAATAACATTTATACTTCTAATAGTATTCTTAGATACTGTTCTAAACTTATGAATACCACTTGCTTTTGTATCTGTAGATAATCCAACTGTATTAATTCCAGCAATGCCTGTAAGTGCTTCTGTTTCCCTGTTGAATAATCTTATTGTATTACTATTAACAACTCTTACATAATATGGAGCACCATCTGCAAGTGTATTAGTAATCGTATTTGTATTATCATAAGGAGCACCTATACCTATTGGAGCATTTCCATTACTATTATAAAAAACTAATTCACCATCTGCTAAATTATGTTCTGTAATAAAGGTTATTGTTTCATCTGCAATAGAAACACCACCATTAAAGAAAATATCTCTACTATCAAATTCAATTACTCTAAATCTAGGACCAAGAACAGCTTCTAATAAACACCCATTACCATTTCCACCTGTTAATGATATATTATTAACCTTATCAATATCAAACTCTTGTGGATCTAAAAGTACTTCTTTAACAGAACCAGATAAAATTGGTTCGACTAAAGCATTTGTTCCAGTACTAACTCCTACACTAATTTTTGGTGGATTAACAATATCATATCCAAAACCACCATTAAAGACATCAACTGTTTCAAGTTGACCATAATATATAATATCTTCAGATACAGGTGAATATAATTGAACACCATCAATTAATATACCAATATTATTTGTAGGTCTATCAGTATTACCAACAGTGTAAAGATTTTGTGATAATGGGAATTTTCTAATAATACTATTAGTATCTAATGTCTTATTATGATGTCTTGCTAATGTAAATGTATGAGAAGATTCTGTTGAAAGACCTACTCTAATATTTTTAGTTGGATCATTTAATTGACCCCTAGATTGATATAGTTTAATTTTATGCTTATTTCCACCTAAAACAGGATCAACAATATCAATATAATATAACCCACCATCTACAAGACCTGGCATTGCCAATGTAGATATTCCACAGTTGTAAATTATAGAATCACCCTTAATAAAATCAATATTTTCTGTAGTATCAAAACTAATCTGTCCATATAATCCTAATGCATTTCCATCATATAAAGAAGTTTCAACACCAACAATACCACCAGCATTTGCAGAACTTATAGAATATTTTATAGTATCTGTTTTAATATCATAACTTGGCAAAGAATTAGATGCTACATATCCTTCTTTATTAGAATCTGTATATACATTTAATATATTAGAAACAATTGAATCATTTCCTTTAAATAATTTTAATCCAGAACTAGTAGATTTATCTAAAACTCTTCTAATATCATAATATCTTCCTGCAACAGGAGTCCAACTACCTAGATTATCAATTCTAACATCATTTGCTTGCTCACCAACATCACCAATTATACCAGTTGCCTCAATAAACTGGGAATTTCTTCTTAGAACAGAAAAAGTATCACCTACTTTTAAACTTGATTTATCAATCTTACTATTAAGAACAAATCTACCAGATTTAATTTCTTCAACAAAATATCTAGAACTTGTATTATAAATCCAAGAGTTTGCAAAAACTTCTTTATAAGTTTGCTCAGAATCTGGATTGTCAATTTTATTACCAACATTCTTAACAAATATTTTTTCACCTTCTCTTACAAGACTAACATCTACTGGAACGAATTCGGAAAGAACACCAGTAATTCTTAATTCTACTTTTTTACTTAGATCACCATCTTCAAATCCATATATTACTTCTTGAGATCTAATATCATCTGCAATTGAAATAGCGTTATTAATACCAGTACATCCAAAAAATTGATTTATACTCTTTGAAGTATAATCAATTGTATTAGCACCACTAATAATAGTACCAGTACTACCAAAACCAATAGTAGAATCTACTGTTATTGTCGAAATTCCTGCTACAGGAACAGATTCTATTACTTTTGTTTTACCTGGAACTGTAAAAAGACCTTCAATTAAATCTCTATCACTAAAACCAACAAAGAAAGAAATCTTATAATAGGTTTTATTATCCCTTGATAATATCTCTACTTCCGAAACTGATGCATTTGTTCCAACATCAGTTGATTTATATACGGTTTGACCTTCTAATTTTAATGGGTCAAATGTACTTACATTTTCTGCAATTACAACTTCCCTACGAATATACTCAGCAGAAGATGGTTTTATTAATCTTTCTTCTAAGTCTGTAACCTTTGGATCAACTCCATATAATACTTTAAATAATATTTTAATCGATTCTTCAATACCTTTTGATTGGTAGAAGGATCTAGCAAATTTTACAAAATTACCTACATCAATATCAGAATGAAATTTATTATCTTCTAATCCAGGTAAAAATGTTCTTTTTGTTTTCTTATAAAATTCTTGTAAAAATAATACACTAAGATTAGTAACTGTGACATCTTCTTTATGTGATGATGCAGATGTATCTTCAAATACTAACTTTTGGTTATTGACTTCTATTAAAGATGACGTAACACCTACATTATATCCAGTTACACCACTAAATCCACGAACACAACCAGTAAATGAATTGGTTGTAATACCAGTATATGTAATAATTTCATCACCAATCTTTAAAAGACCGTATTCAGAAGGAAAACCTTTTGTAGATGATACACCAATACCAGTTTCTGAAGATGTTATGTCTGCAGTTAATATTGTAGAACCACTAATAACTTCTGGTACTAAATTATCAACTTTAAGATAACGATCTAAATTGGTGGTTAAATCAATAGGACCACCTTGATACTCTTGTGAAATATAGTATTGTTTTAAAAATTCAGCAGCCTTAGGAAAATCAGATACCACAAACTCTGGTAACTGATTCTCAATAATTCTATTGACTTCTATCCTTTTTTCAATTTGCGACATATTTTATATCCTCTCTAACACTCCATTTGAGTAACTTGATGTGTAATAATCTCTTGTAAATACAACGCCTGATACATCTTCTCCAGAAGCAATTACGTCTCTTACCATATTTATCGTAGTATTTGAAACGTCAAATGAGAGGTATAAATCCTTCAATCCAATAACATCATTTGATTCTGGGAATGCCTGAATCTCTATAACATTATTTGCTGATACTGTTGATATAATATTAATTGTATTTAATATGATTTCACCTTTTTTATAATCAACTGTTCCAATATCTTTTTTAATAACATTACTTTCATTCTTGTCATTTTTACTTACAACACTTAATGTTCCTATATTACTACCATCTAATGAACCGTCTGCTTTCTTATTTGGAACATCTGTAAGATAAGCAATTTTACTCGATCCAGAAACAGTAAACCCAGTACTCTTAATATTGAATCCTTCAGGATTTATATGAAAACGGTTACCAAAACATAATTCATATTGTGCAAATTGGTTTAAAGATGCCTTTAAATCTCTCCTAACAATTACTTTTGTAATATTGGATGTAATACCTTCATGAACTCTATCAATTAATTGATTAATTTTACTATACTTAAACCTACCACCAAACTTATTCATTTCAACATTATTAGCATATTTTGTCAATGAACTTGTAATAGATGTTTTTAAATCTGAGAAGTCTGGAATTTTTGAAGAATCATAATAAACTGTTGAGTGAAGTTCTACATATAGTACTTTGAGGTCAATTATTTCAGAATTAATACCAGCAATAGCATAACTCTTTAACTTATTTCTGATTTGTTGCTTATCAAAATCAGAAACATATGTACCACCTTTTGGTTTAATACTGATCTGAACTTTACCATATTGAGGAGGATCTAATTCTTCTCCCCCTATAACAGAAACAGATTCAGTTTTAGAGTAAATTGAAGCTATTATTGCTTCATAATCCCTTGATGTAACTGCCCTATATTGTGCTGAGTAAAGTCTAGGTGCAAAATACTTAATAGAAGACACATCTTCTTCTTCACCGCCATTAGAAGCGGAATTAACGGTAGTTAAGACTACATTATCATTTGGACTAATTAATTGTCCAGGATTATTATGATCTATAAATGTTCCTTGGAAAGAGAAATTAGCAGGTCCATTTCCAGATTCACCATCAGTGACAATATATGAGGCAGTAATTATATCACCATCCTCTAATTGTTTACCAAATAAACCATCACCAAATAATATTTCATACTTTCCATCTTGAACTTCTTGCATTAAAAAGATTTCAGAATTTTTATTTAAAGATAATATATTATCAACAGCAGAATAATTCCTACCATTAACTACAACTCTTAATGTATTAGTGTCAATATTGGGATTATCTAAAATAAATCTCTGTTGAGTTGTTTTTGGTGACACAACACCAAACCTTGAGGTCAAAAATGTACCTTCAAATATATCAATTTCATCAAAAACGTACTTATTATCACTATTTTTACGTATAGAAGTGATATCTGAGGGTATAGAGAATCTATAAGTCGTATTATTTGTTGACCCAACACATATTAACCCTGCTTTTAATCTTATATACGGTATATCAGTAGGATTTTCAAGTTCAACGGGTTCAATTTGTACTCTAGCTACTGCAGAAGTCTTAGAACGAGGTACATAACCTATATTTCGTGCCAAAGAAACCACATTTTCCCTTACAGTCGCTGAATCTAGGAAGGATTCATT